TTGTTGCATCTGCATCTGTTCAATCTCTTTCTGAACCATAGTCCGAGCTTTCAGGTGAACGTGCTGCAGAACGTGGCTAAACAATGCCGCCAACACAGGCGGTGTCTGCTGCAGAATGTTCAACTCGAGCAACGAAACGTGAGCCTGAATGTGCGCATCGTGATCCTGCTGCGGGAACGCCTGCGGGGTCTTACCACCAATCATCGCCGCGTTCTCTGACGCAGGGTCCTGCGGTTGAGGCTGGGGCTCGGGCGGCAAGATTTCGTCGATATTCTGCACCTCTAATGCCTGATACATCCGACGATACGCGGCATGCAGATTATGCATTTGCGGGTTAGACTGAGCCAACTGTAATTGAGTTTGCGCCAGTGTAACACGCTGCGACATCGAAAAGATGTTCGGGTCTGAGACGGGGAGAACGTCCACCCGATCATCAAAGTCTTCAGACTTAACCTGGGCAGGAGCCCCTGCCACCTCATACGGATACATAGGAGGTAGGTTTTCGGCGAAGATACGCGCAAGCAAACGAAACTCAGTTTTCTGCGCGTAGTGCATCCGTTTGTGAATCGCAGACATAACCTTCATGCCACGTTCCAACATAGCAACAGTAGTGCCGACAGGAGTCTCTTTTCCCATCTCCGATATCTGTTGGTCCGCCAAAGCAACAAACCTACGACCATCGTTCACAATACCACCTAGCATTGACGCAAGGGCCGCAGAGGGCTCCTTGTACGGCAATGGCACGATAGCGTCTCTAATAGCGCCTCCAGGGGCGTCAATGTCTCTCCACTCTCCGGGCTGCAGTGGCTCGTCAGAGTTGCGTACACGCACTCCACGGGCCTTAAATCCAGCGGGGAGGTTGGCTAAAGTACCAGCGTCAATTAACTGGCGCAGCAAACTCGTGGCAGCACGGCCCAAACCACCAATCATGTGGATCAAACCAAAGCCGTAAAACCCCAAGCCGGGCATAAACTTGTAGTGCACAAAGTACTGACGCTTGCGCTTCAGAATATCAGTCTCGTCGTAGTTTCGACGAATAGCTAACACCTGACCTGATGAATGGTCTAACGTAACAATGTACGGCAGATTAATGCCCGTAGGCTCCCCCGTCATCGGATCAATGTCCTCAAAGCCTTCAATGTCTAACGCAGCGTGAAACTCCAAGACTGTCAGAACATCTTCGCTGTAGTTCTTGGACAAGCCCTCTAGCTCGTTGACCTTCTGACGAACTGGGCTCTCGTCTATGCTTTCAGAAGCCTTTAGCTCAACATCACGGTAAACGCCTGCATACTGCATCTTGGCAACTTCGTTCACGTCCATACGCAAAACATGCGTAACACGACTTGCCGTCTGCAAATCACTGGCGGAATAAGGTACAACCAAATCTTGTGCAGGGATAAACTTAGATACCGCCCGCTGTCTCGTAGGATCGAAGTATACTTTCTTAAACGTGGAACCTGAAAGCGGTAAATAAAACAACATCTGATCCATGTCTGGATCGTACTCTTCCATCACTTCCGTGATCTGGTAGTTCATAAAGTCCTTGACACGAGTAGCCTGCTCCTCACGGGCGAGGTCCTTTAAACCAAGAACACTCGTGCGAACAGGGCCTCCAGCAGGAAGCAACTCTTTATAAGCTTGGGCTTGGAACTGAGTTACACTCTCCGCAACCAACGGGTGCGTGATCCCCGAAGCTCCCTCAAACGGTGTGGATCGGTCCTCCGTCTTAATACCCAACAGGTCTAACCCGTTGACGTAAGACGTTTCCCACTCGGAGCGCGACTCAAGGTCCTCTTCGTACATACTGCGAAGCTCAGAAGAAAGCTCCCCCAGAGTAGAATCGTCCAAGAACTCAGCCAAGTTGGCGTCAAACGGAATCAATTCAGCTTGGTCCATGTCACCCGCCATACTCATAGCTTGGACAATCGCTCCGCCTTCTCCGTCGTCAATAACTTCTGCTCCGCCCTCGAACGTCTCAGGTGAAGCAATCTCCACTTCTAAATCCGGAAGGCCCGCTGTGTCGTCTAGGTCTAACCCCGGTGCGACCATCATGTTTGGTGGTAATGCCATCAGTAATACTCCCGTTTACGGGGCCTCCATTCTAGTTCTTCTTCCTCTTCGCCCTTCAGGGAGATGAACCCTCCCTGCCTAACGCGCATGAGTGCTAAGGTCATACTATCACAAAAGTCATCGTTGTCACCATTGGGAAACGAAACTACTTCCTCAATGACTTCATCGGCAAACTTTTCGTGCATTGGTGCCCACACCATACCAGCTTCAAACAGCGGAGCAACCATGTGCATGCGGCTAACCTTATCCGTCCCCTTGCCCGGAGAGAACCCCAACGCAGGAATGCCACGGAGCCGCAACTCGTCAATGAGCGGTGTGCCCGTCGCCTTCGCTTCGACCAACACCATGTCCGGCTCCCAATATTCGTGCTCCTCGTAAGCTACTTCCTTGAGCTCAGGGAAATTCCAACGTCCGCGCCTAGCGTCCAGCAATACAACGTGATCAGGGCCACCCTCTTCAGGTTTGAAAATCCCCCACGTCGTAATCGCAGAATAGTCGGCGCTCTGCTTTTTTGAGAACGCCGTGTCATAAGCCTGTATGATATAACTTAAAGGCGGAATCTTCTCCGCATCCCAGTCCTGCCACCACTCCCGTTTGATGATCGCAGACTCAGATGATGTCGGGGTCTGCTGCCACTGAGCATTCCACTTGCTAACAGGCAACGAAGCCTTGATCGAGAGAAGAGCATCTTTGTCCCAGAACTCCGGCCATAAAGGCTTGTCTGAGGGTAAAATAGCAGGAAATTCAACAACGTCCCACTTATCTGACATCACATCCTGACCCTGCTGGGCCAATAATCGGCCTGTCAAGTCCTTCTTTCCCCACCTCGTCATGACCAAAATGATCGTTCCGCCGGGCTGAAGTCGCTGACGAGGGCCAGAAGTGTACCATTCGTAGGCGTTATCGAAAGCGTTCTCGCTTAACGCATCTTGCTCCGAATGAGGGTCATCAATAATGAGTAAATCCGCACCACGGCCCGTGATCGCAGCCCCAACTCCAGCAGCAAAGTACTCCGCGCCCGCTGTTGTGCCCCATTTACCCGCGCCCTTGTTGTCTTCCTTGAGGTTGGTGTTCGGAAAAATCTCTTTATAAGCTGGGTCATCGATTAAATCTCGCACCTTACGGCCAAACCGAACCGCCAACTCCGTGTTGTGCGTGGCCTGAATAATCTTTAACTTCGGATTGCGGCCCAAAAACCACGCTGGCATCAGAAAACTTGCAAACTCAGACTTCGAATGGCGAGGCGGCATGTTGATAATCAACCGCTTGAGTTCCCCTCGTGCAACAGCCTCAAGTTTTTCAGCAATTACACGGTGGTGACGGCCCTCGATGAAGTTTTCGTAGACGTGATGCGCAAACGGCATAAACTTCTCGTGAGCTTCTTCGCGTAAGTCAAGCCTTTTCTTGGCCTCGGTTAAGGCCAAGATTTCTTTTAACGCTTCCTCGGGTAAAGCCTGTAGGTTCATTAGCTGCTTCTAAACGGTAAAGACCCTAGTCCTTGTTGCGCGATTGTAATTGGTTGGGTGTCGGGTGTTGGTACGTTGAAAGCTGTTTGCGGTCCTGGGTTCAGGGCTGCGAGCGTGTAAGGTTTTGCCGCCGTGTAAGACGAAGCAGGGGAGAACTGCGCCGGAGGAGGAGGCGTTGTAGCAGGCGCAACCGGAGCAACCGGATCAGGAACACAAGCTTGCGTATTCGGATCCATTACATAACCAGCAGGGCAAGGGTCAAAAACACCGACGTTGACACCACCACCGCCCATTGGGCCTTGAGCCCCCTGAGTGTTATTATTGTCATCAGGGAAGTCCATCGGCGCAGCTTGAGAAGAAGCAATCTTAGCCTTCGCTGCCTCCTGATCAATTGTCGGGTCCATGATCTTAGCGTTAGCAGTCCGCTGTCCAGTATACGTCAAAGGCTTCCCGTTGGCGTCCACGGATAAAGAACCAACAATCTGTCCGCCGTCCATTACAGGAACGTAACGAGACGTGGCCTTATTCGCAATTCCAAGGGCCGAGGCAATTCCACTAGGCTCATAGGTCCCCGTTAACTGCTCATAGGCTCGGCGCTTGTTCATATCTAACAGATAATCAAGCCCCTGAAGCGTCGGCGACCCAGAAAAAGGACCGAACCGAGGCTCGTCTAAACCCGTCCGCAACTTCTCAAGAGAACCTGTGTAGTCATCATAACTTACGCCTTGGTCCTGCAAATTACCTATGTCAAAACCAGAATAAATAGAGCCACCAGTGCTTATACCTTGGTCTTCAAGGTTCTGTTGTTGCTGGGCCGTTAAACCTCGAAGCGCCGACACCGCATCCGCAGCAACAGGGTCGTCTCCTCCTGTGGGGTAAAGTTTTCCTCCAATGAACTCTTTTCCATCGTTGGGAGTCATCCTGTTCATAAAGTCTTGGTAGGCACTGTTAATTGCACCACCACTATCACGGTCCTGCTCTTTTTTTATTGCCGCCTTTCGCCTAATCGCAGCGGCCTTGTTTCGGGCGTTTTGGTCCGACTCTACTTGAGCAACCGAACGGACTGTAGAAGGCCTGTTAGCTACAGGACCACGAGCGGAACCCGCTATTGTATTTCTTTGTTTCGCGGCGGCTCTAGCTAGAGCGGCTTTAGAAAGGTTACTCTGTGCAACAGTAGGGGCTGTGGGCAGACGACCATCGTTTAATCGCGCCGCTGCTTCGGATGCAGCACGACGTGCCGAATCCGCAGGGTTCGCAGCCGTATTAACAACTCCTGCGGATTTGTTTGAAGAGGCTTCAGCCATCATGGCCTTCATCATGGCATCGGCGGAGGACTGGCCTGATTTTGCTGGGCCCTGCTTAGTCCGAGGAACGTAGCCCCCAGTGGAAGGGTTGCCGCTGCTAGTCGAACCAGGCCTATCGCCGCCCGTATCATCGCCGCCAAACGTCGCTACATTCCAAAGATGCAAATGACGCAGAACGTCAAACGGACTGTATAAACTTCTCATAACTCTGTCTCCATACGATAGTTCGTGCCAACGAACCT